AATGAATCCGTTTGATTATGTGACTGCTATTAATTCTGGCAAAGACATCATGACTGGAACTGACAATGATGCATTAGCTGAAAAGGGCTATAACGCATTTATAGTCAATCGTCAGTTTTCGTATTTTTCAGATACTATTCTTGTTGCAAATGAGATGAATCGTAACGCTCATCTTGATAACAAACTTCAATTTTCGTTTTTAATAAATATGATTAGGCCACGGAAGCGTTTTACGAAGTGGTCTAAGACTGAACATCACGATGACCTTGAAGCAGTAGTACAGTATTTTGGATATAGTTATGAAAAGGCAAAGCAGGTCATTGATATTCTGTCTTCTCAACAAATTGAACAAATAAAAAAGAAGCTTGAACGCGGTGGTTTGAAAAAATGAGTTTTGATGTTAATAGTCTAATAGAAGTACGTTTGAGAACAGAGGACGACTTCTTAAAAGTAAGAGAAACACTTACAAGAATCGGTGTAGCCTCTAAGAAGGAAAGAACACTTTATCAATCTTGTCATATCCTTCACAAGCAAGGACGGTACTTTATTGTCCATTTCAAAGAGCTCTTTGCTCTAGATGGTAAGCCATCTAATATGTCAGAATCAGATGTTGCCCGTCGTAATACAATTGCTAATTTGCTTAAAGAATGGGATCTTGTTGAGTTTATAAACTCAAGTCAAACAGAAAACCCGATAGCTCCTATCAGTCAAATTAAGGTTCTCCCATTCAAGGAGAAAGATGACTGGGAACTTGTTGCAAAATATAATATAGGCAAAAAGAAAAAGGCGGCTTAACCGCCTTTTTTATAAATTCCAGACTTGTGAACCAGAAAATTATTTAAATTAAATAATTTTTTCAAAAAAATTCAAAAAAAACGGTTGACATATTTCTCATTATAGGTTAGTATATACTTATGGTGATGAAAGGAAATGATGTGTATAACTTCGCTGACTACGAAGATATCCCTCTTGATCTTCAGGGATATCTCATGACGGTGGCCGACGCTGATAATATCTCCGACCTGCCTCTCGATGAAATCAACGATTTCCTCAACGGCCTTGATGCTTGTAATTTCCACCCAAGTCCGTGAGAACTATGGCGCCCATGCGTGGGACGAGGAATGGAAAGGCTATGTTTGTGAAACTGTGACGGTGCACTAAGATGCTTATCACTAAGAAATCGCTCGGTTAAATGAGAACTAATTCAATGCCTAATCTCTATATGCTCGTCGGTGTTCCTGCTAGCGGTAAGAGCACTTGGTTGAAGAATAAGAACATTGTGGGTGTTCGCTGTGATCCGGAAGCAAATTCTATGATCATCAGCACTGACGATTATATCGAAGAGAACGCTAGGCGGCAGAATAAGACTTATAACGAAGTCTTTAACATGAGCATTAGCTGGGCAAATGAGATGGCTGACCGTGATCTTGAGTTTGCTATTGAGAACGATCTTGATATCTATTGGGATCAGACCAATCTCAATGCTAAGACTCGGAAGAAGAAACTCGCCAGGGTTCCTTCTTCTTATAAGAAGATTGCTGTTGTGTTTCCTATTCCCAATCGGGAAGAGTGGCTCCGCCGTCTTGATAGCCGGCCCGACAAGACGATTCCTCGCAGTATTATTGTTGGTATGTTGAGGAGTTTCGAGATGCCTACTACCGCTGAAGGTTTTGATGTCTGTAAGGTGGTGTGATCTCGAATTTTATATAACAAAATCAACCACTTAGTCTAAGCCATTGATTTCATTGACAATTTTTTTTAAAAAATACATTTTAGGGGTTGACATATTTCTTATTATAGATTATTATATACCTATAATGATTGGTGAAACTGTGATGGAACACTGAGATGAAAATTGAAGCATATGACATCCCCGGCAAACATCGAACCGGTTATCTAAATGGTTTGAGTGTCACTGAGATTAATGAAGTTCTTGGATTTTACTCAAATTGTGATGATGATCCTGATAAAGTAGTGAATAGTTGGGGTTTCAAAGCAGATGGTGTTCACTGTGGTATTTGGGATTATTATGGAAGTTATAACCAGAATATTTTCTCAATCTATGGTTCCCGAGAAATTTTTGTTGAATTGTTTGGCGAGGAGCATGTAGAATAATGCTTATCACTAGAAAATCGATGTACAGCGGGAAGGTCAATACGATGGATCTTCCGATTACTGATGAACAGATCGCTCGGTGGGAAAGCGATACTCTTATTCAGAATGCCTTTCCGAATTTGAATGCAGATCAGCGTGAGTTTCTCATGACTGGTATTCTTCCCGAAGAATGGGATGAGATGTTTCCTTCTGATGATTTATGAAATGATCAAGGAATATCTTTAATGAAAAATACAATCCTTGTTGATGCTGATGGTGTTTTATTTAATTGGGAATATGCATTCGAGCTGTGGATGGAAGAACACGGTTTTGAGCTGGTAGAAAATTATCAGCTGATGTATGATGTTGCTGAAAGATATAATATCTCCAAGGAACAGAAAAACAAACTGATCAAGATGTTTAACGAGAGCGCCATGATCGGTTTCCTTCCTCCTCTCCGAGATGCTATTCAGTATGTCACTCGGTTAGCAGATGATGGTTGGGCTTTCATCTGCATCACCAGTCTGAGTACCAATAAGTATGCTCAGAAGCTCCGGAAGAGAAACCTAAACAAGCTCTTTGGTGATGATGTATTCAATACAGTCACTTGTCTAGCAACTGGCGCTGATAAGACCAAGGCTCTTTCCAAATATAAGAACAGTAATATGTGGTGGATTGAGGATAAGGTAGAGAATGCAGTTGTCGGTGAAAATCTTGGTCTTCGCCCTCTCCTGATGGAACATGCCTTCAATATGGGTGAAGATCGTATCCGCCGAGTCAAGAACTGGAAGGAAATTTACGAGATTGTTACCACAGAACCCTAGTGTTGACTTTTATCGATCTTTGATTATATATAGTAGTGGAGATGCCTTATGGGTCTCCACTACTTAACCTTGCTTTTAAAGGAGGAAAATATGGACGCAACAATGGCAAGTAAGTACGATCATTTTTTTGTTGGCGTGGATCGCCTAATGAAACAAATGGATCAGCTGCACACTCAGCAACTCTCTTCAACTAAGTACCCACCATATAACATTCGTAGAGTAGATGATGAAAACTACTCTATCGAGATGGCGATTGCTGGTTATCAGCAAGAAGATCTCGATATTACGCTAGAGGATGGTAAACTTACGATTTCAGGTACAGCAAAGGAAGATGGAGATGGGCTTCTCTATAAAGGGATTGCCAACCGATCATTCACCCGTCAATTCACTCTTGCCGACACAATCGAAGTTGAGGGAGCAGACCTCTCAAACGGAATGCTCACAGTCTCTCTTCGAAACGTCATCCCAGATCATAAAAAGCCTAAGAAGATTCCGGTCGAGACCGGAGGTAAGTTACTTCAAGCGGATACGCAACTCCTCATAGAGTAACTAAAATGGGGGAGGGACTTCGGTTCCTCCCTTAAATCTATTGACATTCATCTTGAGGTGTTATAAATTACAGTATGACAAAATTCTACACATCAGTCGAACGATTTGGCAATAGCATTCTTTACGTTGGTTATGAGGGCTCAAGACGGGTTGTTGAGCGTATCAAGTTTCAGCCAACACTTTTCGTTCCAACAAATAAAGAAACAGATTGGCATACACTCGATGGTATTGCCGTAGCACCGGTGATGCCTGGTGATATGAGAGACTGTAAAGAGTTCATTGAAACTCATACAGCATCAAACTTCACGATTCATGGAAATACTGACTACGTTTCCCAGTTCATTACTGAAAAATTTCCAAATGGTTGTCAGTTCGATATTTCAAAAGTCAATGTGACATATACGGATATCGAAGTTCAGTCAGATGAAGGATTCCCAAAACCAGACGAAGCAAAGTTTCCAGTAACTGCAATTACTTTGATTAATAATCTTGACGGTACTTTCTATACTTGGTCAACAGCGCCATATGATGTATCAAAATCGGTAATCAAAGATCGTCAGATCGTTTTTGTTCATTGTAAGAACGAAGACGAGTTACTTCGTAAGTTTCTCCTTCATTGGGCAAAGAACCATCCAGATATTATCACTGGGTGGAATTCAAAGTATTTTGATATGCCATATCTTATCAACCGAGTCGCTCGTCTTTTCGGCGAGGATATGACAAAACATTTTTCGATTCATAATATCGATCCGAGAATACAACAGGACCGATACGAAGGTGTGTATTTTGATATTGCTGGTATGTCTCAACTTGACTATCTAAAACTTTTCAAGAAATTTGCCGGCCCGGCAGGTTATGGTAATCAAGAATCTTATAGACTCGATCATATTGCCAACGTAGTTCTTGGTGAACGTAAA